ACATCACCCTCCGACTGTGCTATATCTACTATGCCATCTGCAATAGGGAGTATATTTGCACTAGGGATATTTGTATAAAGATTTCTAAATGCCTTACGTGCTTCTAGCGTAATGCTCTGATTGTCTGCGTCATTCCGTGCTAATCTATTAACATCTGACTCACCTGCGTAACGTGGGTAGGTGCCATTAGGGTCGCTGAACCCAAGGCCCTCGGCCAGGTTCTGAGCACCTGTCGTAATAGGTCTGCCAGGCAAACTCCCAAGTATTACTGCGTCTTGTTTAGTATCTGCATCCCTAAAGAAGCCAATCACCCACGAGCCTTCTAAAAGGCCTAGGGGAGTTTGCCCTATGCCAGATATGCCACTGGCAGTAATTGGCAGTAATGGATGTGCCCAAGGCAAATCTGTAGTAGGTAAGGCCTCTTTGTCTTCCGTGTGAAAACCTAGACATCTTACTCGTACTCGGCCCAATTTAAGAGGGTCTGTTCTATCCTCAACAACACCTGCAAACCAGATGAAGCCATCTCTGCCCATAAAATCTGTAGTACTCATTTATTTTTTCCCATAAGTAGCCGTATTTAAAGCGGTCACCTGCTTATATTTATCCGTATTTAAATGAATTGCGTAGGCGCCGCGGTGCGTAGCACTTATTAGAGGCCTATCGTTGATACCTCTTATATTCATTGATCTTTTTGTGTATATTTCTTTCATATTGTTCAAATTGTCTTTGGTCCTTTGTAAGATTGATATAGTTCGTTCTTACATTGTTTGTAGTTATATTCTATTGTGACCTCTCATGTGGCCATAACCTTTATATAAAATTTTTTTTCTAAACTCGCAATAAACTTTGAGCATGCTAGAAGAATCCTTTAAAGAAACTCTTAGCACTAGATAAGTTCTTCTTAAAGGCAACCATACTAGATTGTACAAAGCTATTGATGTTACCTTTCATTGAGCCCCTCATTGATGGTGGTATGTTGTTTACGTTACTGAGGTTTATGCCTCCTAATGCTAGTTTAGCCTTTTCTGCGATTTTCTCTACTACGGTCTTTCTTTGTAGTATTGTGCTATTGATCTTTGCAAGGTGTTCGTTCATCAAAACTCTATTGGAAGTACTGTTTAGGACGTTATTAACCGCCTTATTAGCGGCATCCTTGATGTTTAAGTCTGTACTACTCAAATCTACGCCTAACTTCTTAGCAATGTCTTGTACGTTACTAATCTGTGGTGACGGTATCTTGCCGTCTAATTTGTTCTTAATAGGCACTAACGTTGATATATCTATGCCTGACCCGATTACATCTATAGGTTGTGATCTAAAGTGAGCATTTGCTTTAAATGTATCAGCGTTCGGTAAATCATTGGCAAATACGTTTCTGACCACAGTTATGGCTGTAGTGTGTTTTTGATCTATCATATCTATTTGATGGTGTAATGATTTAATTAGATAACGACCTGTAAGGAATGGGTCTATTACGTCTTCTCTCATAACCTTACTGTCGGTTGTCATATCAGCAGCGTTGTATGATGGCACTTCACACCATACTAGGTCACCTACGTTGTATGTAAAGTTACCTGGTAAGTCTATGTCCATAGAGAAGTAATCTCTCGTTGCTTCTGATAGGTTTTGTTTGGCTGTCATTCTAGGATCTAATTCTATACCCTCACTATTGAAATTGTGGTTTGATCTAGTAGCAGGCACAACAAATACACGAGCAAAATAATCATCCATATACTTACGATTATCAGCGCCTGTCCCCTTGGTCAGTTTACTAGCATTTATTCTATTGATTTGGTGTATATTTGTTGAGCCATATGATTTGTCATCTACTGTATAGTCATCATCAAATTCAGCAGGACCAGGTGGCATGATACCTTGATATGTACTGCCAGCACCAGTCGGTGCGTCTATGTGTAATGCTTGTTCATAGTAGTTCGTATATGACATACGGCTCTTTGTAAATTTCTTATCTATTAGGTCGTGTGCATAGGTCACACTACCGAACATACCACGCCTTGTATTTTTCAACGTGTTATATGAATCGTTAAATGAAAATGAATATGGTTTAGTAATAGGACTTTCTGACTCTTGGTCAGGTGTACCAAAGTTAGGATTAAATGCTGATAGTAAGTCAACAAAGGCAACAAATGGTCTGTTACGTGTTGTATCACCACTCTCTCTATACAATGACTCTAAACATCTAAAATGAAAACCTCTATTGTTTTCATAGAACATATAGTCAGGTGTTTTAAAATTAATCGGCTCTGACATGTATGTCATGTGCCTTACACCTTCAGCAGGTCTACAATTAGGAAACGTATATTTGTATGTGCCTAATGTAGGGTCTATGAATAAGTCTTTTTTAGAATTAAGTAAGGTCTTATCTGACTTGATTATCTTATCAACCATTTCTGCATATGAGCCTGTTAATGATTTTGATACACGCAATCGTTCATTTCGTATTGACTCGATTGATGTAAAGAATAAAGCAACGGCCTGTGTATTTTGTGTTGATCTAACAGATCGTTTTTCATAGACCTGAAATCTGTGGTTTGTAGCGTCTAGTTCTTCATCACCACCTGCTTGTATAGGTGATCTAAATTTAAACTCTAAAAACTCGTTACCTATGATAGGCAATTTGTTTACTGCACCTATGCTGTCAAAGAACATAAGGTTGCCTGATAAAAATGCTGAATCTAAATCTTGGTAGACGTTGACTACGGCTGTCATACCTGATATTTCTAACTGCGAACCACCGTAACTGTATAGTACTATTTCACCTGCTCTGAAATCGCCAGGGTATCTGTTGAAAAAATCATCATATTTGGGAGCGCCTTCGTCGGACATTTTATCCTCCTATCAAAGTTTTAAATTCTTGTGTAATCAATTCTAAAAATTCTGGTTTGATTAATTTAATCCTTGCCTTCTTATTTTGTAATCTTAATTCATACTCATAGTTAGAAACAGACGAGGCACCAGATGTTGTGCTGTTAACTTGTATCATATGTGATTCGTCAAATGAAGTTGTAGAGCCAGAAGACTGAGCAACCTCGTAATGGTGTATACCAGCAGGTGATCCGTACTTGTCTGCTACATAGTCTTCAAATTGTTTTTGTGGTAAAGGCCAATCATAATATCTATCCTTGACGTTGTTAAACAATAGTATAATCCAATAGTATCGTTGATCGCCATAAAATTGCTCTGCTACTGATTCTGGTGTATCTTCACCACCTATGTCATATAGGTCAAATAGAGCTGCGGTCTCTCTTAATCCTTCTTTAATTTGTACACGTCTTAATAGGTTTGTAACTAACTTAAAATTACCTTTACCTACAGCGTCATAATAGATTTTAGGAAAGTTCTCAAAATATGATGGCATTATTGACCTGCTGCTTTAGAATTAGGTGGTGGTGGTTGTGTTGCTGACATACGTAATTCATTGTATCTTGCTCTTTCCATTAGTTCTAGTTCTCTAAAAGTTAACGTTGCGTCTATAGTAACAGGATCACCACTAGGGTGTGTACTGAATTTGTCTGAGCCATAGTCTATATCAACACCTGTACAAGCACACAAACCTATTTGATCTATGTATGGGTTGATTGATGTACCTTTCATAAATCTAATTACAAACTCATGTGGTACCTTATAGGCAGCAATACTACTACCTTTACCATATCTTTCAGGTAACATAGCGTCTTTGATACAATGTAATATCTGATTAACTACATCTGACTCTTCTTTACTACGTGGTGTAAATTTAAATGTAAAACTAAAATTTCTGTAATCTATGCCGTTGAATATCATCTCTTGCATGGCTGCTGGTGCAATACCTGTTCTACGTTGTATAGCAGCGTTGACCCCAGCTCCTAGACCACCAGTTGCAAATGCACCTACACCTGATATTGCTTTACCTGCTTGACTTGCAATTGAACCTAAATCAGCCCCAAAGAAGTCACCGCTATTAAATGCGTCTTTTATTTTTGCTATTGCACCTGTTACCATACCAATTTCTTCAGCACCGTAATCAGCCTGCATATTAAACTTTAAAGTCTGTGGCATGTATATAGCGATTGTATTTTTTACATCTCTAGCAGAACCTGTACCTGTAGGTATACCGAACCCTATGTTAGCACTACCTTCACTAAAAAATCTATTTGCGCCATATACTACTTTATTCAAATTATCTGCTCTTTTTGTTAAATGTCTATTACCTACTTCTCCTGTTTCTTTTGTTACGTCTTTTGTACGCTGTATAATATCAAACAACATGTAATGCTCTTGGTCTGCATGATGTATAGGATATACATAAAAGTTATTACTCATTGAATGATTTGTTGATGTATAATCAGTTTTTCTAGGATTGTAGGTTATAATACCTTGTTTACTTGCTATAGTTCTAAACGAAGGTATATTATTTCCTTGTAAAACGCTGCCTTTATTGTTAAGGCCTTTTAGGAGTGTTGTTAATGCTTTGAAAGGTTTAAATGCCATAGTAATATTTATTAAGGTATCATACTAAATTCTTTGACCAAATGGTCATTGTTTTTAGTACCTATTGTTGTTGATCCATATTCAGTTTTGTTTACGTTACTTGATGTGTCAACATTTGTGTTGTTAATAATTGTATTTCCTGCTGTACCATCACCAATGCTCAGTTTGTCAATCTTGTCTGCTTTTAATTCGTTTACAGTATCTATTTTTCTTTGATCGTTCTTTATAAGGCCTAAGTCGTCATGTTGTTCAGCAACAGATGGTGCGTCACTATCGCCTGCAAAAAACTTAGCAGTTTTCTTTTTATCAATTAAACCAAATGTAAGGCCTGATAAGAAACCACCAAACCCTGCTGACGCCTTATCTCTTAATGTTAATTCTTCGCCTTCTTCTTTGTCAAGCAATTCGCCTGTTTGTGCTACACCAGACGCAGCGTCAAATAATGACATCACAGCTGCAAGTGGTAAGAATACACGACCTGCAACTCTAGCAGTACCTTTTACTATGTTACCTGCTACTTTAGCACCCTTCTTAATATTGTTTTTAACAAGAGCACCCTTGTTAGTTTTTGTAATTGCAGCTGTCGCTGTTGTGCCAGCACCTGCGGCTGTAAGAGCACCTGCCTTTGTAACCATTCTTGCACCTTTAGGTACGTTTTTAGCTTTCTTATCATTAGCAGCGTTAACCATTGCTCTATTAGATTTTGAATCAACTTTAGGTGGCAAGCCAACTAAACTTCTCATACTGTTAGCCAAACTTAATTTCATTGCTGCTAGGCCTGTTGCAATAGCACCACCTGTCAATAAACTTGCGGCGATACCTCCCAATAAACCACTACTCTTTTTCTCATTGTCACCTAGTAATTCATTTGTAAGTTTAGACTCTTCGTAAATCTTTTCTAATAGATTTGATGATAACCCAAATTGTTTATCTGATTCTCTTTCTTCTTCAACCCGATCTTCGCCATCACCACCGAACCCAGGCATAGATAGGTCCATACCTAACGACCCAGCAGTTGCTCTTTTTGCTAAATCTTCCTTATCGTCTGGTGATCCCTCCATCGGTTGAGGTGCTGATGTATCACTCTTTAAATCTGCTTTTGCTGATTTTCTACGTAATTGTCTTTTCATCTGTAGACCACGTGCTTCTGCTCTGTCCTCAGATTCAATTGCTCTTTCTATTTTCTTACCTATAATAGGTACATTTGTAAGACCTATTCGTTTAGCAAGTTTAAGAGGTTTTAATTCTTTCTTAAAATCTCTAAATGATAGTGATAATTTAGTTGACAATCCTAATATCTTTTTTAATTCAATATTAGTTTTACCTACAGTTTCTTTGATGTATATAATTTCCTCATCATTAAGCACGCCTTTGTTGTAAAGGCCTTCAAATTCTTTTATACTCTTTTCTGTAGTTTGTTGTTGTGTCTTTGCCTCATCAAAATCCATACCTTTCAATGCGTCAAGGTCGCTCACAGTATAGTCTATTACAAAGTTAACTATATCTTGTCGTATATTTGCCTTGTCAAGCTTCATCTGATTTGTGTAACCAGCAGACGACTCAAGCCTTGATTGAAACTCCTGCAATGAATCAGATATAGCAAACTTCGGGTCAGATTCTTGTTCTTTTTGTTTTTTAAGAATCGACTTGAAATTGCCTGCCTGAGCCTTTGTAAAGATTTTAGATTGTGGTGTTGCCATTAGTCTTTGTTTTTAACCTTTGATGGTTTACCGCCTACATATATTGCAAACCAACCTGCACCAGCCCCAACTACTACTGACACTAACCCTGCCTGTGCTGTGTTAGGATTCTCTAGTGCCATAAACCAATTGATTACATCTAAAAATGCCCAAGCATAAGCAACCATTAATAGTCTTGGTACTAGTCTCCAGTTTGCCATTAATTCAGGTATCTCTACCTCAATAAAATGCCATAATGATTTGATTCCATATTTGAAACCGTTCCACCCTTGTGTAAACATATTTTTTAAGAAATTCATATTATCTCCCTTGTTTTTGTTTATCTCTTATTTTCTCGTTTTCTTCTCTTATATGCTGTACTAATAGTTCAACATATATTTCCCTCTCCCATGGTAACATTCCTTCAAGGTCACCTAATGAGTATTTATGGTATTGCATTAACGCAAAGTTTGTCCTATAAAAACTCTCTAGGCTTTCATGTAAGAGGGTAACTGAAAAAAATCAGACGCTCCTTGTAATAACATCTCATGCTCTACACCAGATTTAGGGTTCTTGTATTTGATTGTATGACTTATGATAGGCAACTGTTCAAAAAAATCTTTTATCTTTTTGAATTGTGGCATAGTCAAGTTGTCAACAAACTGCTCTAATTCTTTTGGGTCAAGGTCTCTTGTTTCAAACACCTCATCACCATTGTAAATTTGAGCAATACAATCTCTCATCAAATTAACTGTAAGGTCAATTATAGTCTTTTTATTTGCTACTTCTACTATAGTTGGCACTTTCATTATTACACCGTACTCTTTTGTAAAAGGTATATGTGTGTTCACCTTTTTACTAAAGTCTGGTTTTACACTTTCAATTTTAAAATCATAATCTACAACTTGTGTTTCATCATCTGGACATTTTAGTTTTAATTGTACAGTTTCACCTACTGACTTTGATCTTATGTTTAACCATAACCATTCAAAATCGTAAACTGGTAACTTTGTAACATCAACACCGTCTGTCAACAGACAAGTTTGAACAGTTTTGATTAGTGTATCAATCATCTCCTGATCTACATTGTTCTCTACAGACATTAGCAAAATCTTTTCTTCTTTTACTAAAAAAGGTCTGTACTTTACCTTTGCACCATCTGACAAAATCAAGTCATGCTCAGGCGTCTTCATAAAATTAAGCATTATTTACTCCTTTAATATAATATATCACGTATAATTTTAGGGTCTGGTAGACCTTTCGGGAATACACGCCCTCCCGTTACTCGCCCAATGGGCAAATTTCTTCTTAACTTTTCATAGACTTGTCTACCTGCTCTACCTATTTCATTACCTATACCAAATGGTAAGTTATCTAAAAAATTAGCCTGTATTGCTGTAGTGTTTGTTCTATATTCGTATCTATTTTTTTTGTGTCTTCTATTCTCTACAGTTGAATTTTCTCTTAAATAGTTCCATGCTGTCGTAGCATAATTTCTATATGTAAATGTTACACTCGTTTTAACTATTTGATTTTGAGCGTCATATGCTAATACTTGAGCACCAATAGTTTTAGGCCATACTTCATACATCTGTACCTGATATGATGAATAACCAGATGAGTCACCTAAACTCTTACGTACTGTCTCCCTATCTTTTACTGCGTCACCTGATGGTTCAAAGTTTGCAAGAGCTGACGTAAATGATTTTGTTAATGGTGTGATTGTTATCTTACATGGTGTAGCATAGTCATCATAGTAACCTACATTGTGACTTATAGGGTCTACAATAGAGTTTTGCCATGCCTCAAAATATAATCGTTCATCAAAGTTAATGCTTGTATAAAATTCTAATGTCACTTCTTCAAAACTGACATTCTTTGCTATTGATCTTTTAGGACCATAATACGTTTCGTTTACATCATCTGTTATAGTCTTACCTGGCATAGACACATTTGAGCAGAATAAGTCCATTCTAATCTGTAAATTCTCTTTTATCGCACCTGCTAATCTAGCACTTTTTACTAATCTAGCAGACTGTTTTTTAGAACCTGTAGGGTCAGCATAAATGTAATCACGTGGTAGTGCTTTACTTTGTGGTCCGTCTATCGTACATAAAAACTGTGTAGGTCTTGCCAACCCACCACCTTGTGTTAGGCCTGATCTAAACTCATTGAATACAGAATTGTAATTAGATGATACATTGTTATATGAGAATCTTCTATTTGTTTCTGTTGTACTAAATTGTGGTTTACTAGGTGGTATACCTAATCGTATATCCATGTCACCTATTCTTTTACCTATACTAATTAATGACATTAAATAAATCTCCTACTATCTGCATAAACTTTTCCTTCAGACGCCTTTTTAAATCTTTGTACAGGTAGATAAATTGCTGTTGCAGCTTCGTCAGCATTTATTCTTAAAAAACCTGTCTGTACATATGAGTACAAATATTTCTTTATTGTTGGTTTTACTATTTTTACATTCTTTACATCATCATAGGCAACTTCAAATCTTGTATTCTTATCAAATCTTCTATCAGACGCTGTTGCCTGCATACGTTCTAATAGTCTAAATCTCAATAGAGGTGGTAGATAATGAAAGTTCATACCTAAAAACCCACCTGATATTGGCTCTAATGGCAACACTAATGGAAACACATCATAGTAAGGTAACGTTTTTCTTAATTTAGGATTATACCCAAATAAGTTCAATCTACCCACACTAGGACGACCATTTAGTTTGTTTTGTCTAAACAATTGTCTAGCAGTTGTACCGCTTGCTATCTTGTTTACTTGCGTTCTATACCAAGTAGCAGATTTTTCAGCGTCTCCTGCTCTTTGTTTGATTGTATCAAATACACTTGCCATAGTACTATTTATGTTGATAATAAATAGATTCTATGAAGAAGTTGAAGAATCCAGATAAACGCCCTTATTCAGGTATATACAAACCACTCAACCCACAGAAATACAAAGGCAATGTAAACAATGTTATTTATAGGTCTAGTTGGGAGAAACGTTTTATGATTTATTGTGATAAAACTAGGGCTGTTATGGAATGGGGTAGTGAGGAGATAGCAATTTCTTATCGTTCAATTGATAATAGGCCACATAGATATTATCCTGATTTTTATATGAAAGTTAGACAATCAAACGGCACATTTAAGAAGTTTATTATTGAGATTAAACCTAAAGCACAGACACGCAAACCTAAAAAGCCTTTACGTGAAACACGTACTTATAAAAATGCAATATTAACTTATGAAAAAAATAGAAGAAAATGGTCTACGGCTTACGCATGGTGTCATAAACGTGATATGAAGTTTCTTATACTAACTGAAGATCATCTTAAAACGTTTTAAAATCTTTTAATATCTGTAGTAAGTCTATATTTGCCATTTGATTTATATATTCAAATGCTTTATCTTGTGTGTAAGTTTTACCATGTTCATCATAGTAGTTTATAATTTTAGTTTGTGCTTTTAGTGAGCGTTCTAGCTCTGGCATAAAAAATGTTAGTCTAATGGGTGTATAACCTTGTTGAACAAGTAAATCTACTTTTCTAAATTCTTTGTTTGTGTGGTCGCCGTCTGTGCCTGCGTCACGCCATTTGACTTCGTATGCTAATTTCTTATCATGGTTTAGAATATCAATCTCAAATCTACTAGGGTGTGAACCAGGGTTGTCAATATATTCACTTTCACCACCTTCAATGTCTTGTATAATAAATTTAATTACTGTATCAAATATTCTTCCTGCGTTTGTGCTTATTATTCTAGCTCTATTGTGATACATCTCCATTAGTTCTATTTCTTTTTTAGCGTAAAAGAGTTCATATACTAAATGATGATCGTTTGTAAAATCATTCATCTTATCCTGTGTATCATTAATGTTAGCCATAACTTTGCTATGATAATCAGAAATGATTTTATGAATATTGTTTTTGAAATAGTCTTTAGGTTTATCTAATTTTATAGGTAACATATTAAAGAAATAATGTGGGTAGCCCGAAGGCTACCCAATTGAGAAAGTGAGAGAGATAGATTATGAATCGTCTTCAGCTAGTTTACTAAAGTACGAAAGGTCATCGCTTCCGTTAGACGATTCAACTTTCTCTACCGAGTTGTTAGAAGACGTTGGTATGTCGTTACTGACAGGTGGGAGATCAATATCTTCAACTGACTCGGTACTTCTTTGTCCAGTAAGGGTCTTATTCAGTTTCTCTTTGAGTTCATCATAAGACTTAAAATTACTTGGATCAATGAAGGCTTTGAGAGCGTATTGAGATTGCCATATCTTGTTAATCTCATCATCAGTATCTTTTAATTTACTGACTGGCTCAAATTCTGATTTATCATAATTCCAGTAGCCGTCTACCTTTCTGATTTTTAGTTTAAAGTTTGCACCTTCCCAAAAATCAAATGGGTTTACAGCCTTTTCATCTTCAAACGCTGGGTTCATTGCTTCAGTAATCTTATCAAAGATTTTCTTACCGAATTTAAACAAGAACACCTTGCCTTCATTCTC